AAAAATAAAATATTATTATATTTGGAATCAGTTAAATCAAAAAAGGAAGGATTTACCTCTATTATGAACGAAGAGACAAAAACTGTAAATAGTTGGATTAGATTTTTGAATAAATCACAACAAATTATCTTGAATAAAGCAATTGAAGAAGACCCCTCCGTAGAACAACAAATGATTAATCTCACCCTTTTGTGGGAGAACTACCCAGAACTATTAAGAGCCTATATTTCTTATTTAGTTATTAAATATCCATACTTATTAGACGTTTTAGAAAAAATTCAAATATTATATTCATCAATGCGTGCGTCAGGTGATACAATATTATCTATTCCTAGTATTATCTTTGGACAACCTGTAACAACAGGAAACTTATATCATTACTCAATGTCCTTTTGGGTATTTTTTAATACATTAGAAACTTGCACTACTAAACAAACCATTTTAACTTTTGGATTGAAACCTTCTCTCTATTACAGTCCAGATAAAAATGAATTAACGGTTGAAGTAAAAGAAAGAGATGCTTTAAAAAATAAGTTAAACAAGCCAAATGTCATTTACAAAACAAATAATGTTTTATTTCAAAGATGGAATCATATTGTAATGAATTATGATTATGGTAGATTTGATTTGTTTATCAATAATAATTTAGTATCCACAACCGAAACTGTTCCCTATATGTCATCTCAGGAAATGTTGATTGTTGGTTCATCTGATAACGATAACGTAGGAGGTATTTGCAATATGAAATATTATAATATACCTCTAACTGCCTCTAAGATAAATTCTATTTATAAAAAATTTCATAATAAAACTACACCTATTTAATTTATTATAGTAATATAATGGAATCTAGTTCTTTATCTTCAATTATTGTTATTCTTATCATCATTTTTGGAGTTTATGTAGTTTTTACAGACCAGGTTCAGGGTAAAGTTAAATTAATATCAATTGTATTTTTAGCAGTTTTGTCTATATATATTTTAAGTAACCTATCTTTATTTAAATCCTATAAGACCGTATTGGATTCATCTAAACCAGCTGACTTGGAAATAGTATTCCCCGCAAGTAAAATGCCAAGGGTTACTTCAACCTATACGATAAGTACTTGGATTTATATTCAGGATTGGAATGTAGGATTTGGCAAAGAAAAAAATATTGCTTATTACGATTTAAAAGATGGTAAATCTACCACAATCGCACTTGACGGATATGACAATAAATTAGTTATAAAATATTATACTTTTTCTAGTTCAGGGACAACTACAAAAGAAGAAGTAGTTAACGTTGAAAATATTAACATACAAAAATGGGTAAATATAACGGTATGTTTTGATACAAATAATACTGATACCTATATTAATGGTAAATTAATGGATACTCATATACACAATGACCCTTTATTCACTCCAAAAGAACAAGGGACACTTAAATTGTGTAAGGGTAATGTAGGATTCTCCGGGCAAATATCTAATACCAAATTTTATAACAAAATTGTCTCACCACAAGAGGCTTGGGATATATACAAGGCAGGTTTTAGTGATAGTTTATTAGGTAATTTGTTGAATCGTTATAATGCAAAATTTATCTTTTATCAAGATCAAAACGAAGTCGCTAATTATATTCTAATATAATATAATGAATAATTCTAAAAGAATTGATAATTCAAATAAACAGAAAAATGGAAATTCAAATTCAACAGTAAGTAAACAGGTTTCAAATGCTTACGAAAAAACAAAGGAAATGGGTGAGAGGATTAAAGAAAGTGCAATCAATATAAAAGATAATGTTGCTGAAAAGGTCAAGGATGTAAAAAATAATGTTTCAAGTGATACTAAAGTGGTATCCTTATCTAGTGCAAGTTTAATGCTAAAAAGTTTTACAGATTCCAATACTGCAATTACTAAGTTTGTATTTATTGTGCTTGTATTTTTATTGTTTATTGTATTATTTAATTTTGGGATTCAATTGATTCAAAGGTGGATAGGCAATAATCCAGACCCTATCATCATTGATGGTATGGTTTTATCTAATAATACAAAAATAGTTTCTTCTAATCCAAATGTAGAGAAATCTGTACCTATTTTACGTTCTGTTAACGAAGATTATGGTTTAGAATTTACTTGGAATGTTTGGTTTTATGTTGATAAAATAAACAAGGACGCCGCATCTTATCAACGTATCTTTTCAAAGGGGAATAATGAAACAAATACTACAGGAGTTAATGCGCTTTTGAAAAATAATATCAATAAAAAGATAGTGAATGCTTCTCCGGGTCTATTTATAACACAACAAGATAATTCAACTATATTACCTTCTAGAGAAGGTTCTAGGACAACACCCAGTAACGTAAATCTCTTTTTTGTATTGAATACCTTTAAAAATAAAGAAAGTGTTGAAGAATATGCAGAAACTATTACAGTACGAAATATTCCTATCAAAAAATGGGTATGTGTTACTATGAGAGTGGAACATAAAACGGCCGATATTTATATTAATGGTGTGTTAACACAGCGAAAAACATTTAATAATTTGCCGAGACAAAATTACTATGATACTGTTATAGGAGATAGCGACGGGTTCACTGGTTTTATTTCTTCCTTAAGATATTATGGTCGCGCACTAAATTATGAAGAAATACAAAATGTCTTTGGAAAAGGTCCGAATCTAACGTCCATAGATACATCTATAGGAAATGTAATGGACTATTTATCATTGAATTGGTATCTTAAACCGTAGGACATTGTAAACCGTAGGACATTGTAAACCATAGGACATTTGTAAACCGTAGGACATTGTAAACCGTAGGACCTTAACCTTTTCGGTAAAGAAAATATAATCTCAATAATGCTATATTCACACACAAACTAATTAAACCTGCCACAATGAGAGAAGTATCGCTTATAAAATAACCGTGTGAAAACCAAAGAAAATTAGTTGTTAAAATGAGTAATAGAGAATAAAAAGATAAATCCCTTACATTCTTTGTAGTATAAGTTTTGTATAATTGAGGAAATAATTGTATGCAGTTTACTATTGGTGCTAAGGTTGCTACAATAAGAGGTATCATTATATATTAACTTTTTTTAAAGAAGGAAGTAATCGGTGTATTTCCTGCTTTGACATTTTTATCCTTTCTTAGATAGGTTTCAAACAAAATCTTTTCAACTTCTTTATTATGCATTTGCTGCGACTTTTTTGTAAATTTATCATATTCCATCGTATCTTTTATTGTGTCAAGCTCATTTATAAACGAAACCTTTCTTCTCTTAAATTCCTTCATTTTATATAAAACCAAACCATAAATCTGTAACACGGGTTTCATGATTTGATTTGATATGTAAAAGCCGTAGTCAATCTTTGATTGATTGTCTTTGATAAAAGCAGGTGTTTCTATTTTTTCTCCTTGTAGTTTTGCTCCAGGATTTACGATATAAACATAGGGGATACGGTCACCAGGTGACGGTTTATTTCCAGGGTCACGAACACCAATTCTTTCTGCTAAAACATTATGTGCTATTGCCTTTGGATTTTTATAAAAGGAACGAATAGATTTACTAATAATTAATTTTTCAATCGGAACCTTCTTATCGGAAATCATAGATAACATATTGTGAAGAAATTCAATAGATTTGTCAATGTTTTTATCCTTCATTAGAATGTCAATAATTCCGCCATATACGTCCTTTACGATTGGTGCATTGTCTCGTCTTTTCAAAACGATACCCATTGACTTGCGCTTGCACTGCGTCGGGTCATACTCGTACAACATTCCCACGTATCTTTTCTTGGAGAGGAGACAAAAGGGCAGAAATGTTTTTTCGTATTCTAAATCGTGAGGCTTTTTTAGAAACATAGTTGCTATTTGACCGGCCTCTTGTGCAAGTTCAATCGTAACTTCCAAAGCCTTTTGAGGGTCCAATTTTACGCCGTTTTGAGTAAGGTTAAAGGTAAAGAAGATAGAGTCTGTATCTCCGTAGATATATTCTGCAGCCGTCTTCATAGGTCCGTATTTTGTATCTACTGTTGCATCACCATATACATTTTCAATTACTTCTTTACCATAGATGAGCAGTTTTCGGCCTACTGCAGTAGTTGACGCGGCAACATCCATTTCATAAAAGGTGCTTGTTTTTGCACCACATTGTCCATATAAACTATTTGCGGTTACCTTGATACTCAATTGTCTCTTATCTAAGATATTCTTTTTAAAAGGGTCAGTTTCTTTTTCCATTTGTTTTTTAGTTGTCTTTCGCGCCAATAAAAGTTCCTGTAAAATAGACGGTAAAATAGCCTTTTTATTATCAGGATATTGAGCGAACCGACAGATTTTATAACCTGTTAGAACCTTTACCGCAGCACTGCTTCCTGTTTTTCTATAGGCAAATGTGTCATATTTTACATCTACATACTTATAACCCTCTAAATTATCGTATATAAATTCGCCTCTTACATTTCTAGAGCCAGTAATCATATCTTTCCCGTTGTAATCTTTTTTAATATCACCTGATAAATCGTATTCTTTTGTCCATACCTTACTATCGTGTGATAAATTCTCACTAATGATAGAAGACGGATAAAGCGAACCATAATCTACACACGCAACAGGGTCTTCTAAATAAAGATTACACTTGGGTTCAAGAACAATAGCACCCTCATAGGCGTCTCCCATATTACCTTTGGAAATAAGGGGCATAAGTACATCATTCTCTCGGCATTTTTTTGCAACATAACTCGTCCCTTTGATTCCTTGACCGCGCATCACGAGAAAGTCTATGGGTACGCTACACAATTTACTCATCTCAATAAAGGTTGTCAACACATCTACCTTTTGGAAAATGTGATGTACTAAGTTACAATCCTGAATACAGTATTTTGCAATAATTCCCTTTTCAGCCGGTCCCTTTTTTGTCATCTCAAAGATTTGTTGCGGAGACACATCATCCTTTGCCATCCCCCATTTTATTTTTTCATTTGTCTCTAGAGTCCCTTCTACCATAAATCCGTCCTTTAAAATCTCAATCACGCTGAATTTCTTACCATCTTCATATAAGTCGCAAGAATTATTTACAATCTCAAAATGAACATAGGACCCCCGTTCAAGACCTTTTGTATTTTTTGTAATAATTTTACAGGTATCTTGATTATTTTCAAACCCTTTTACTGAATCGCTTAACAAATAACCTGCAACGTAATCTAATTTATACGAAGATAGATTGAATTCTTTCCTCATATACGTATACATATCAATCTGTAATCTCCCGCACATATGAAGTCGTGTTAAATCGTATGGTCCAGAAGCCAAAACAATCTTTGATTCTTCAGGTTCAATGCAATAGTCCAAGTTTCTTCCCAAGTCCATAAATTTTTCTACACAATCTAACTCACTTGCTCTTTCAAACATAAATTTATAATCAAACCCGAAAATGTTGTATCCAATAATAATATCAGGGTCTTCTTTACGAATTAATTCAGACCAAGCAAGGATTGCCTCTTTTTCGCTTAAATAACATTCCAATGTATGATTAGGCACAATTGTATCTGACTTGTTAACACATACGCAATGTTGTAAATAAGGCGTCTCTTCTCCGTAATTTACAAAGGTTGAACCAATAAAAGTCACTTGGTCGCCTTCCAGTGGAGGAAATGAAGAATCTAGCAAATCCATCAAGTAGACAATTTTTACAGGAGTATCAATCTCGCTAGAGGATAACATATCAACCAGGTCAGATTGAGATTTAAGAGAGTTATAAACAATCTTCTTTTCTGTATAATATTCTTCTGATACAGGTTCTTCGTTCTCTTCTCCTTCGCCTTCAGGTTCACTTTTAAAATACTTTTGTATTTTATCCTCTAGTTCTGTCTTCTTTTCTATTTTCATTTTCAACATATTTTTTACAGTCTCTAATACCATAGACTCTGTAACCGGTTCTTTTGGAAAACAAATATCAATATCCAAACTTTTTTTTAGATTAAATACATTTAATAGAAATTCTTTGAGGAGCATTGCATAGTCATCCTTTGAAGCCTTTTCAAGACGATAGACAATGTCATAAGCGACCTTTTTATAATCTTTAATGGATTCGGGAAAGTCGCCGTGACTACTACTTGCTTCAATATCAAAACTGCATATTTTATACGGTACAAGAGTATCTTTATCCAAAGGAATAATATTTTTATATTTACAGCATAATTCATAATCACAACGCGTCTTTTTTACTTTTACCTTGTCAAATTTTGTAAATTGAACCCATCCCGAAGGACTTATTTCTTGAATATGAAAGAAACGAAGTAAAGGCGGAACCATACATTCATAGATGGAGGTGTTTACTCCGTTAAACGGATAAGGTTTGACCTTCTGGGTTTCTTTTATATAATATAACTGTTTAATTGCGTAAATAAATTTCATATTTTTACTTCTAATATAAATAAACTTGTGAAATTTACCACCGTCAAAACCATAAAGAGATTTTTTAGAAACCATCTCATAACTAACAATTGTTTTAAAACCATATTTAATTGCATTATTCTCGTGAATTTTTAAATGGTCCATAAATTCATCGCACTTTGTAGAAGTCCAATCATTACCGACACGAATATATATGAATGGTGTATAATCATATATACTAATAGAATAGGTTTTGCGAGATTCATCTATACCAAACATTTGGATAACAAATTCCTCTTTGTCCGAGACATTAAAATCTAAAAGTTTGCACTCAGTCATTTTTTATAAAAGTAAAGAGTATTATTTTCATATCAATTTTATTATTTCTTATTCTTATTTGTTCTTCGGACTCTTCGGGTCCTTCTCATTCTGTTAGTTGCGCGCCTTTTGTTTTCGCTCTTACCTGATTTTTTTACAAAGTTTACAAGATTTTCTTCGGTTCTTTCACCTGAAAATTTTTCTACTACCTTTCCGTTATTTAAACGCATAATTGTGGGGAAACCCTCCGTTTCTTGTCCTACAGGGCTACGCGATAGAGTCGGACTTCCAGACATTTCAGACCCATCAATCTCAATAATTTTAACATTGGAAGGAACTCGTTTCTTCATCATTTCCCACTGAGGTCGCATTTGAACGCAATGACCGCATTGCGGATGAAACATTAAAACAATACCTGTCAAATGTCGCGTTTTTTTTTCACACGAAGGATACTTTCGGGGGTCTATTTTATGTACTTCGGGCATTATATTATATCACTATAATAAAAATGAATAAAATTATGTTAATTCTCATCATTGTAATGTATATTTGGGGGATTGTTTTTTTATTAAACCAAAAAGAGGGTTTTGTAAGCGGAAATTGTCCTACTACATTAATTAAAGACGGAAAACACATTTTAATTTATGATCCTACAAAAGCAAAAGTCCCTGGAGTAAATCCAATACAAATGAAGGACCTTGAAGAATACAAGGAGTATATTGAATGGCAGAGAGCAAGTAATTTAAAATGTCCAATTTTGCATTTAGAAAAAGTATATACAACGCAAGGTACAGAAATGTATGAAATAAGACAAAATTTTTTAGAAGAACCTGAAGGAGGAGTAATGCATCAATCGCCTTCAAACTGTAACGGTGACGCAAGTGTAAGTCATCCACCCTATAATCAAAATCAATACGTGGCCTATGACAAAGAGAATCAAACGCAAGGTAACCCAGGTGTAATGACTCTTATACAATAGATTTTTACAATAGATATTCCGTTATATTTTTGCACACATTTTTATTTAATTTCTTTGGTTTGTTATCTTTCATATAAGAGAATTCGTGAATCTCATTCGGGTTTGATTTTATAGCCACAATTAAATTATTTATATGTCCGTATTTTTCAATAATAATGGTTGCTGTATTTATGCTAATACTTGGGATTTGACAAAGCATATACAGGCTAATATTGTCTCGGGTTATATTTTTATTTTTCTGTTTTGTTACGCTAGACTCTTCATATGTTTTTGACACGGTCGGTCTGTTTATTTTTTCAGAAAATTGCATCAGGAATAATGCAGTCTCTCTTATATTTGCTGTTTGTATGACAAAGAATTGTTTTGATGTTAAACTGTAAATAGTGCTAATAAGTGTTTTTTTAGGTAAACTTCCTTTATAATTTTCTAAATTTCCTTCTAGAAAATAATAAATTTTATAACCTTCATTCAATGCATTTGTTAAACGAAATGATTGTTCTGTATATCGTCCATCTTTTATACTTGCTTCTAAATCCTGAAGCGTCTTACGTTCAATTAGAATATCTTCTATTCTAATATCACCAATTAAAAGATTCAATGATTCTAAAGTTTTATCGGGATATTCTGTTAAAAGTTCTTGACATTCTTTCAATAAATCCTTTTCTCTATAATCAATTTGTATATTCATTATGATACTATAACAGTGTCTATTTAAATTTTTATTTAAACAGTATTATTTCTACCACGCTTATTAATATAAGTTTTGGTAAATGGCATATAAATAATTTCATACAACTGATTACCTGCGGCATCCTTACCCGCGCTAATCTTTCTGCAGTTTTGCAACATACAATCCAAAATAGTATTTGTGGTTCCAGTCATTAAAACGCTTCTAGGGATACGTCTCCAGTCCGAACCATAGACAAGTCCGGCCTTTTTACTTCCACCACCTCCATTGTCAGCCTTTCCTGTAATTGACGCAATACTTTTAATATAAGGCATATAAATTATATTAATATTTTATTTTCTAAAACTTCTATTTTGGCGTTTAATTCTTTTATACATTCAAGCAAAACGGCTATAAAAGATGAATAATTTATACTTTTAATATCGTTATTTTCAAAAACGATTTCTGGATATTTAATCTCTACTTCTTGTGCAATTAAGCCAAGTTGCGATTGTCCGGACAAATCTGTTCGGTTATAACGATAACCATTTATACTCTCTATATTCTCTAAACATGATTCAAGTTTTGTTATATTGTATTTGAGATTTTTATCAGAATAGGATGCTATATTACCTGTAACATATAAATCTCTATCAATTCTTACATCTTTTACAACATCTAAAAAGCCCTTAATTGATACATTTGTATTAAACAGGATATCTCCATTAATTCTTGTACTTCCATTTACATCTAATGTGTAACCATTCAATTGATTCAAGGAGTTATAACCAACAACAAGTGTTGATTTGATTGATCCGTAAGCAAGCTCAAAGGGTCCGACCTTAATATCTTGAACGACCTTTGTAATTGAATTTATACTGTCCTGCAAATTAGGAATATCTCTTATTTGTACTCTAGCCATTATAAATATAAGGTAAAATAATAAGCATTATAAAGTTATTTCACGATAACAATAAGAATATAAATATAAGATTTGATAAATATATAGTATGGAAGACAGAATTAATCCTTACAATAATAAAAATGTTGAAATTACTGAAACAGATATAAATGGCTTATTGGAAAGCCATCAAGTTTATTATAAGATAAATAATATTGACCTTTTTAAAAGGTCCTTTGTTCATCGTTCTTATATTATTCAAACAGATGTAAAACAGTTACAAAAGCCTTATGATTGTATAGAATTAAAACATTCATCCAACGAGCGTCTAGAATTTTTAGGAGATGGTATTTTAGAAGCAATCACAAAGTTATATTTATATAAGAGATTTCCTGATGCAGACGAGGGATTTATGACAGAAAAAAAAATATGTCTTGTTAAAAACGAACATATTGGAAAACTTGCATACAAAATCGGTCTGCAAAAATGGTTTATTATATCAAAAAACGCAGAAGAAAAAAAGATACGTATCAACTATAAAAAATTGGGATGTCTATTTGAATCCTTTTTAGGAGCATTATTTTTAGACGCAAATAATGTACATATAGACGACCCTTTATTTAAAACATATTTTAATGTAGGAGCAGGGTTTCAATATTGTCAAATTTTCATAGAATATATATATGAAAATTTAGTAGATTGGAATGAGATTTTAGAAACCGACGATAATTTTAAAAATATACTTCAGGTAAAAATCCAGAAGGAATTCAAAAAAACACCCGAATATATAATTTTGAAACAAGACGATGAATTACGATACAATATGGGTGTTTATTTATGTCTAAGTGATAACATTCACACTCTAGACCATATAAACGCTGTTGATTTTGATAAGATTAAAACATTTGAAAATATTAGAAAGTTTAATCATAATTTTATCTTTATAGGCGAAGGAACTCATAAAATAAAAAAAAAAGCAGAGCAGTTGGCGTGTTTAGATGCATTGAACAAAATTGAAAAATACGAAGTAAATAAAAGAAATGTAACAGTTTAATTTCTTTTAATAATCTAATGCCAACATCAGATTTTCTAACTTCAGATTTATTTAAAGTATTACCCTTTGAAGAATTCCCTATCTCTTTTGATTCTATTAAAATAAATACTATGATTCAACCAGAATTAAAAAGTAGATATTTTTTATTTTTAAATCCTTCTCATACGATTGTAGGTGTTGCAAAAAAATTAAATAAACAGATTACTTTGGAATTAGAAGTTAAGACTAAAAAGGAAAGGGTAAAGACCGAACCAAGAGGCTCAAAGATACCTTCTGTCAATTCATTTATACAAAGTGATTCAGATGAAGAGTTGTTACGTAAATACAGTTATTATTTAAAAGGAAACAATATAAAAATAGAAAATGTATTTTTAAACAATCGTTACGGGTTTTTAAAGGAAATTCAAAAGAAATTGGCTGGTATTCATATTTCAAATCCTTCTGCTTCGTGCAGTGATAAAGAAAAGGATTATGAGAAGATGATGCATCAAGAAATTGTAAGCCGATACATAAACTCTTACACGCCTTATAGAGGTCTTTTGTTGTACCACGGTCTAGGAAGCGGTAAAACGTGTACATCTATTTCTTTAATAGAAGGAATGGCTAACTCCAAAAAAATATTCGTAATGACTCCTGCATCTTTACAAGCAAACTATCGCACTCAAATGAAATTTTGCGGTGACCAACTGTTTCGTGTCAATCAATATTGGAAATTTGAACAGATTGATACGAGAGAAAAACGAAGGTCTGTTTATAAATTACTTAATATTAATGAAGACCATAAAATGTTAAATAAATTCATAGAAGAAAATAACGGAATATGGTTAACAGAAGAAAGGCCTACCAATTACAAGGATTTATCTATTTCAGAAAGAGACCAAATAGGAAAACAAATTGATATTATGATATTATGTAAGTATAATTTTATTAATTACAATGGTATAACTACAAATAGTTGGAATAAAAATTATAAAAGGGATGGGAACGTCTTTGATAACAGTGTAGTGATTGTAGACGAGGCGCACAACTTTGTAAGCAGAATTATTAATAAAATAAATACAAACAAAACGTCTATTTCAACTACAATGTATAATGAAATTATGCAGGCAGAAAACTGCCGTGTGATACTCTTAACTGGAACGCCCTATATAAATAATCCGTGTGAGTTAGGTGTGCTTTTTAATTTAATTGCAGGATATACAAAGGCTCTTTTTATTACTATTAAACCCACTAAAATATTGGAAGAGGATTACTTTAAAAAATTATTTGAGTCAATGAATACAATTGATATTATAAAATACGAGGAGTCTAAAAAGAGATTATGTATCTATAAAAATCCATACGGATTTATAAAATTGAAGGATGGAACTGTAAAATATGACGATTCGGGTATGATTTATTTTAGCGACTTTGAAAATAAGATTACTGCTCTATTGAAAACGCGTAGTAAAGATTTTGCCTTTTTGCCTCCTATTAGACCCATCATTAAGAGATTGCCTGATATTAAAAAGGAATTTGATAACTACTTTGTCACCGAAAAAAATGAAATTAAGCAAAAAACATTTTTCCAAACACGAATTGTAGGTTTAGTTTCTTATCTCGGAGACAAAAAGGAATTAATGCCTACAATTATAAAAACAGACAAGGACGAGGATATTTTTATTGAAAATGTAATTATGAGCAAGCCACAATTAAAATACTATTCACACGTAAGAAAAGAAGAAAGAAAACAAGACTCTTTTAAAAAGAAGGATGAACAAGATAACATATCTGCATCGTATCGTTTCTTTTCAAGAGCTGCGTGTAATTTTGTCTTTCCAGAGGGTTTACCGCGACCTATGCCTGTAAACATTTCCGAACTTGAAAAAAAGAACTTGATTAATGAGAACACAATGGACTTGATTACTGAAAATGAAATGATAGGAGAGTCAAGTGGTGTGCTTGATTTGGATGATGCGGAAGCAACTAAAAAGGATACATCTCTTAACAGTTATAAATTAGAGATTGAAAAAGCTCTAAGAGAGTTTGAGACAAACCCGCATCTTTATTTTGAGACAAATGATTCCTCAATTGAAAAACTTACAAAAAATAAAACAGACCATCCAGATGTTCTTAGTGTGTATAGTCCAAAGTTTAGGGCGATGATTAAAAATATATTGGACAGAGACAATAATGGTTGTCATTTGATTTATTCAACCTTTCGTACTCTAGAAGGTATTGGTATATTTCGTCTTGTTTTAATGTATCACGGTTACAGAGAATTGAGAATTGTTAAAAAGTCAAACGACTATGATATTGAAGTTATTTCTTTGAAGGGGTCTCCTTATAAAGAATCAGACTATCTTGAAGATAGATATTTTTCATTGTATACAGGAAGTGAAACGGTAGAACAAAAGGAGATTATACGAAATATCTATAACAATAATTTTACAAAATTACCCAATAAAGTAAAGGCAACACTTACAAAAATGTACAAGGCTAAAAAAGGACCCAAATCTGACCCTAAACCTACAAATATATTGGGAGAATTAATACAGATTTTAATGATTACTGCATCAGGCGCAGAGGGTATTGATTTAAAAAATACTAGATTTGTTCACGTTATGGAGCCATATTGGCATCACGTTAGAATAAATCAGGTAATTGGTCGCGCAAGACGTATTTGTAGTCATAAAGACTTACCTCTAGAGTTACAAACCGTAAAGGTCTATTTATATCTTTCTAAGATTGGTAAAGAAATAGAGACGGATGAATATCTTGAAATTAAAACACTAGATAATTCTAAAACAACCGATGAATCGCTTTATGGTATTATGGAAAGAAAGCGTGACTTGTCTCAGATGTTTTTAGATACCTTGAAGGAAGTATCCATTGATTGTATGGTAAACCACGAAGACAAAGGAAAATGTTTTAATTATCCATTACAAATACCAAAGGGTAAAAAGGGTCCAAACGAATATTTAATTACAGAAGATGATTATAAAGAGGCACCCACTTTTGAAACCAAGGGTCAAACGGCTCTTGTGAAACATACTCTTCAAAAGATGACTATCAAATCAAATGGAAAATCGGTTTCTTATGCAGTGGATGTAGATTCTACTCCTCATATACTATATAATTTAGAGGAATTTACTCGCGACGGAAGAAAAGTACAAGTAGGCACATATTCAAAAACAGATGGTCTTAATTTAAATTAGAATATAAAGAGTTCATACCATTCTTAGTAATGAGTCTGGAAGAGCAAACATCCGATATTAAATATTTTTCGCTTGATGGTTATGAGACCAAGGCAAAGGTTGTAAAGGTATATGACGGAGACACAGTTCACGTAATATTCCAAATGTTTGATAAATTTTACAAGTGGAATTGTCGTATCCTCCACGTAGATACTCCTGAACTACGTACAAAGGACCTTGAAGAAAAGAAACGTGGATATGAATGCCGAGACAAATTGTCTGCGCTTATTCTTGATAAGATTGTTTTGTTGAAATGTTCCACGTTTGACAAATATGGCCGTTTATTGGTAGAAATCACTGTTCCTGAAACAGGTCTAAAAATTCACGAATATCTTATTTCAGAAGGCCTTGCAAATAAATATGAAGGAAAAACAAAAGAAAAATGGGACTTTTCTAAGGATGAAAAAGAAGATAATGTAGAGAAGGTTGAGAAACCCAAGGTAGAGAAAGTTGTAAAGCCAAAGGCTGAAAAGGTAGAAAAACCAAAGGCTGAAAAGGTAGAAAAACCAAAGGTAGAGAAAGTTGTAAAACCAAAGGCTGAGAAAGTAGAAAACCCTTCCACTTAATAAGGACTAAACCTTAATTTATCAGAACAAGTTTCTTCGTTTCCTTCGCTCATTAATAAAGGAAATACATCTGCACTATAAGCCGTGTTATCAGGAGTTTGAAGAAATTCAATATTTTTTGGTTGTGTCTTGCTACATTTTTTTGTAAAATTCCCATTTTTACAAACAGGTCTAGGTAAAGATCCCACTTTTAAATCTGTTAAGGTTGAATTTAAATCATTTGTATATTCTAAGTTTATAGTATACAAATACTTATTGCTTATGTCGTAAAATACTTCTCCGCTATAATCCGGTATAGATACATCAAAGTTATTATTGGGTCTTATATTTTTTATAACTCCTTTATAGCAAGTCTTATTGTTTACCCATATTTTGGTTTGTTCTCTAATTAATCTAAACAATCTGTCATCCTTATACTTATCGTATAAGTAGTCTCCGTCCACATAGACATCAGAATTAATATATAAATTTTTAGAACTCTTACTATTAAATTTGCTTATTCCTGATGCAACAATAGCACTTTTATAACACTGATAATTATCATTTACAAATACATCTGGTAATAGATTTTTATCAAGCACTTTATACAAATACTTATTGTCTATATCAATAAATATCTCGTTTTTATAATCTGGTATGTATACATCATATAAATTATTAGTTTTTTTTGTTAAATCTTCTTTTATTATACCTTTATAATATATCTTTTTATTTACAAAGGTCTTATATTTTTTCTCTATTCTTTTAAAAGCAGGGTCTTTATTGTATTTTTTATATAAAAATTCGCCGTCCACATAAACAACATCATATTGCTTATAAGATACGTCTTTCAACAATGTCATTTCGCCTGAGATGTCATTGTAACCAACATTGAAAGATAAATCGCCTGCAGATATATCAACCCTCCAAGGTGTATCAGATGGACACGAAGAAATATCATAAAAAATACTTTGGTTGCCTTCTACCGTTATTCCTGTTGTCATATCATCTAAAAATTGTGTATATGATTTACTATTTAATCCACTTCCGCAACCACTATAAGTTTTTGAATTTTCATTTTTAATTTCACTCATCGTATTTATTGGATTACCAAAGATATCTTCACACGTTATTTTATCTCCTGAACAATAAATATATTCATCTTCTTGGCACTCGGGGTCTGAATATCTATCTCTTGTTTTATTAAATACTGGTTTTTTAGGAGTATCATTTATTACAAAATTATTGTCTATTGCTTGTTTTTTTAACTGTGAAATAGTATTTAATTGGTCGCTAAGAATCTTTTTTGCTTTATTTGTAAGGCTTTCAAAATAACTCTGGTTATTCTCAATGTATTTATCATAATTCTCTTTGTCTTCATTCTTTTGATTTTTTATTGCAGTCTCTAGGTTTTTAGCATTTTGTTCTTTCTCTAATTCAAGTTGTAGACCTAAATTAAGTGTTACAGGTCTCATTTTGTTTTTTTCTTCTGTTGTTCTTTGAACTGTCTCAACATATGTCTTTTGTGCTATTAAGAATTTTTTTTGTAAGATTGAAACATCGTCAAATTTTTTTAATCTTAAAGCATTATCTAATTGTTCTCTTATATCTTTAAGGTCTGACTCTGCCTCTTGTTCTGTTAATCCTTCTTTCATTTTGTAAAAAAATATTCCTATTAATAAAAGTATAAATAATAATATGATATTACGTATCTTCATATATATTATTTATACTAAAATACTTCAGGTACACGTCCCAAATTTACTTCCACATTTAAAGTTTTGACAAGTTGGTTTGGAGGAAGGACAAACATATTCGGTATTTTGTAAAACGCCTGTTTGGCCACAGCAAAGGTTATCTCCTATATTTGTTCCAAAATCTGCTATACATTTTAGGGAAGGACACGTTGCATAATCATAAGGTACTTCTTCATAATTATCTGAAATGTCTCTTTTTAATCTTTCTTTCTCAGCATTTATAGATTGTATCATTTGTGCATCATTTTTCAAGATGCTTTGAAAAGCAGAAAATGAAATGTCATAATTAGACATTTTTTTTCTTAATTCGTTTGTTTCTTTTTCTCTGTCAGCTGTATAATTTTCAAAATTTACTAATCCATTCGTTGTGCTTTTTGGGTCGCGATAGACCGATGGATACATCATATAGTCTCCCAAATCTAAGGAGTGATAATTCCATTGTACTTTATTTGTTTCAGGGTCAGAATGTAGTCTATGTTCGGTCCACCAACTAGTTGTATCATTTGGATTTTTATTCCATTGACAACCTACTTTTGTTTCGGTACCTGTACCGTTACATTCTTTTGGGTCAAAAGGTGCTGGCGAGGTAACTGTAGAGGCAGCTGAAGGAAATGAATTTAATGCAGTAGTAAGTTCGGATTCAACCATAGGTTTTTTGTTAAGAGCAGTGTTAAGGGAATTGACGGAGACAAGTAAAGCGTTTATTTCTGTATTATTGTCAGAAGCGACTTTAGCCGCCGCAACAGCAGAAGGCGGTGCATTAGCAACTTTAGCCGCAGCATCTGTAAGAGTTTTCTCACTTAAAGCGTCTGTAACCGCTTTGTTTAATGCAGTTATAGCAGAAGTTACAGCAGTTTTTGCAGAATCAAGCGAATCGTTATAAGTTTTTTTTGCGCTTGTAAAAGTATCACTATTTGTAGAAGAAACCTCTTTCTCAGAGAGAGTTTTTGCAGCATCCATCCTTTGAGAATCAAGTAAAGCCTTATTGGCTGCTGTTTTAGCAGTATTTGAAGCAGTTTTTGCAGTAGTAAAAGACGTAGACTCAAGTCCCTCTTTATAATTAAAAATAAAGGTTAATAAAAAAAGTCCAATAATTATAAATAATATAATATTTTCTTTCATATAATTATCATTTCATTTTTTTTTTGTTATTATTGAATTAATTTATCCTCTAAAAGTTCATAATAATATGAGTTTTATACTAAATTAATTGGTTTACATTTTTCGTTTTTTTCTAATTAATTTTTTACGAGTCATTACAGGTCCTTGACTTATAGAACTAGGTTGGCTTACAGGTAAAATGGCAGGTGCAGAGACAGGTGCTTGATTCGGAGTTAATGGATAAATAGTAGGATTTTTATTACTGTCAATATAGGCAGGTGGTTTGTAATGATGATTAAATTCTATTGCATCAATCTCCGGGATTCCGCTCGTTTTATGTTCATTGTAATAACCATCTTTGTTATCATATCCTGGCGTAATCCATTCACTTTTATCTACACCCTCTCTATATTTAAATATGCTTGTGAATAAACACGTACCTAAAAAAAGTGTAATTACTATAAGTAATAAAATATGTTTCTTATCATTTTTCTTCATATATATTATATTTCATTTTTTTTGTAATAGTTCAATAATTTTTATTTGAGAATCTAAAATACCTGATAATATTTTTTGTTGTTGTTTAAACATTTTAAATAATTCTTCTGATTTATCCGTATGAATTACTTGAGGTATAACTGGGTTTAGTTGACTCATATTTAGTTGAGGTATAACAGGGTTTACTTGAACAGGATTTAGTTGAACAATGTTTACTTGAACAGGATTTACTTCGGGTTCAATTGTCTCGGTTCTTACATCCTTGAAATAATTTTGACTTTCTAGTAAACGCTGATCAGCCTTTTCCTTTAACAACTTCTCAATATCCTTTAAAGGAGTGTCCATTTCCTTATTAAAGTCTATCTTTTCAGGCTTATCTGGTTGAAATAATTTATTATATTCGTTATTTGTTTCTTCAAATGATTTTGTAGGTATAGGTGTGTTTGTTAATTTCATTAATTCTATTTTAAAATCCCTTAAAAATATTTGATTTGATTTAGATAGTTCAAGACCTTCATTATTAAACTGTCTAATCATTGATTCAAATAATCCTTGAATTTGTGGTTGATAAGATGCAGGAATATTTTCAAATATACCTTGTTCAACACAAGACTTCCAAAGGGATGCTTTGTTTTGAGTGGTGTTCATTTCATACATAAAAAATAAATGTTTATATTTTATTAAAATAGATTGTCCTAAAGACCTCTATTTCTTTGTCAGGTATTCTTTCTTTTCTGAAATGTTCTATCGTTTGAGTTTTTTCTAATAAATTTATAATAAAATATAGCACATACATTCCGCATTCTGATGTCCCTTCTTGATGTTGCATTCCTTTGTTGTTATATTTTTTTAATTTTATTTTTAAGGCCTTGGCTTGGTCTACTATTTTATTTGTAAATGCCGTTACCTCTTTAGGTATAGGGCCATCACTTGAATCAAAATAAAAAACATATTTTTCTTTCAAGTCAATAAACATTCCAACCCAATGCGACCCGTCTTGTGTGTGCTTATCTATATTTAACACAACCCCTATTTTTGTAATACCCTTTTTGAGTTGTTCTTTAACAGAAAACTTACATATTTCTGGCCATACACAAACGCCTCTTATTTTCTTATCAAAATCCATCGGTGACGGACCTAAATAGGTAAAGTTCTTATAATATTCTTTGTACTGGTCTAATACATTTTTTATGTCGTTACTATCTAGCCATTCATTGCTATTTGTATTCCACGACTCTTGTGTTTTTGGTGCAAAATTGTTATATAATTTATTTTTTACAGACGTATCCTTTACTATTTTATCAACCCAGCACATTTCCTGGGGACAATCAGCCAATTTATTTTTTAATTCGTTCCAAATCTCCTTGGGGTCTAGAGCAACTATTTTAAGTTGTGGTTTTTGTTTATTCCAATCTTCCTTTAACAACACTAATTCATTGTCATCATAACAGGTATCACGTTTCTTCGTTTTTCTTGGATGACAGTTAAGTTTTTTAAACGTTTTCATTATAATAATATTATATTTTTTCAACCTTTGAAAACATATCCATTATTGTTTTGTTTTTAGGTCTTAACAGCAATTTTTTGTCATTTTCTACAAAGGGTTGAGAGACGTGTTCTTGAAATTTATAATTTAAAATATTATTTTTTTCTATAATATCAAATGCAAACGTTTGAAAAATATTCTTGTATGTTTCATAATCGGGATATTTTGTCTCAGCTTCGTCCGAAATCATTTTATTAAAAATGAAAATGATATCCTTTTTATTATAGGTAATATCTTCTTTCGTATACTCCTTTTTGGATGTTTTACAAATTGTGCTATAATACATTAAAATATAAGGTGTATTATTTTCTAATATCCAAACGAGTCATATTGTTAAATAGGTTTTTTTCAGGTATTGTTTTCCTAGATGGAATGTTTACTTCAGAAAATGAATCTTTTTTATCATACGAATTATAATTATACAAGTCGCTTGACGTCTCGGGTACATATACAGCCTGATTTGATTTTTGAAGAGCCATAAATTGTGAACGCAATGTTGATTCTACGTCTACACATTTAAAAAAATAATCAACAGGCGCTCTGCTACCAGGATTGAAAACAGTTTCTTGTGAATAATTCTTGTATTTATAGAAATCAGGTTTTATAAGGGTTTCGTGAGTTTTAAAATGAGTATATCTTGTTGCAACTGAACGTACGTCAAATAATGGCTGTAATTGTGCAGAAGGGATGTATCTTGTTTCTAAACGGTTATTTAATTCATCTTCATAATCCATTATATCCTATATCTATAAATTTGTTTAGGTTGTTATCTGCGAATTTCTAATAGAAAAAAAGACAATGATAAGAAGTAGAATGAAAATAAATATTTTTTTCATATATTTCATATGTTATAATAAATTAAAGATATAATCTATATCTTTTTATGTGCGGTATTTTTGCCTTATTTGGTTCTAGAATAAATGTTGATGTATATTCCTATTTCAAAAAGGGCCAAAAGAGAGGTCCAGAGGGTTCTATACTAGAGATTGTAAATAATAATTATTTGGGGTTTCATAGGCTAGCCATTAATGGAATTGATTATGCCTCAGGACAGCCAATGCATTATAAAGATTATATTCTTGTATGTAATGGAGAAATCTTCAATTATAAGAAACTTATTGAAAAATATAATCTTAAAGTAACCACTAAAAGTGACTGTGAAGTTATCTTACTACTATATGACCTTTTAAAGGAAAAATGTGTACAAGAACTTGACGGAGAGTTTTCTTTCGTTATTTATGATAAGGTTGAGGATAGCATTTTTGTTGCAAGAGACCCATTTGGAGTAAGACCTCTTTATGTAAATCACGTAAATAATCGCATTTGCTTTTGTTCTGATATTGAACCTATGAAATGTTTACCTCTTAATAATTTAATACAATTTACACCCGGACATTATTCTAAATATAAGGTTATAAATGGTTTGTATACTCGGGTATATATGACACCCTATTTCATTTGTCATACGCCTTTTTATTTTAAAGAGTCTGTATGTCATTTAACACTCTATAATTCACTTGTGGAAGCCATTGTAAAAAGGATTGAAATTTCTGATAGACCCGTTGCGTGTCTACTGTCTGGCGGTCTAGACAGTAGTATTGTCTCAGCTATTGCCGCGCGATACTACAAGACTATGACAGGAAAAGATATTGAGACATTTAGTATAGGTCTAGAGGATTCCGAGGATTTAAAGTATTCAAAAATAGTGGCCGACCATATAGGTAGTAAACATACACAGATTATTTGCTCGGAAGAAGATTTTCTATCCTCTATTCCAAATGTAATTGTTGATATTGAAAGTTATGATACAACTACAGTAAGGGCTAGTGTAGGCAATTGGAATGTTGCTAAATATATCAGGGAAAATAGTGAAGCAAAGGTTATATTAAATGGAGATGGTGCAGACGAACTTATGGGAGGATATTTGTACTTTCACAAGTGTCCCGATTCTACAGAATTTGATAATGAATGTGTTAGACTGTTAGAAAATATTCATTATTTTGATGTTTTGCGAAGCGATAAATGCATTTCAAGTCACGGATTAGAAGGAAGAACTCCTTACCTTGACAGAAAATTTGTAGAGGCTTATCTGAGCCTACCCGAGGCAGAGAGATGTCATTCTATTAATGAAAAACAAGAAAAATATATTATTAGAGATGTAATAAAAAATTATGACCCTAATCTTTTACCGGATGAAATTCTCTACAGAAAAAAAGAGGCATTCAGTGACGGAGTGAGCGGTCTTAAAAAGTCTTGGTATCAAATTATTCAAGAAAATGTAAAGTATGAGGAGTCAAATGAAACTTTATATCTTCATAATATCCCAAAAACACAGGAACAAAAATGTTATCGGTCTGAATTTGAATATCACTATAAAGATTGTGGTTATATTATTCCCTATTTTTGGATGCCTCGTTATGTGAAAGCTGCTGATGCAAGCGCGCGAACACTTTCTATTTACTAATAAACTGAAGTATTTTATTATAAATAAAGATACTGATGCGTTTGTAGTTGTTTAGGTTGAGACACGGTTTCTTTTTGTAAGGAGGTAAAACAATATTTATTCTTTTATGTATTTCTTTGCTTGATACATAAAAGGTATAATTTTCACATCTAATATAAAATACTTGTTCTGTTACCATAGATTGATGTTGTTTATCATCAATAAAGCAAATTTTAGAAAAAAAGGTTATTATTCCGTTACTACAATGTATCAAATCGTCAATATGTTTTAATTTCACTTTTCGGTAAGGGTGTTCTTTTGTAATAACACAGTCAAATAATTGGTCATTTAATTTATAATGTATATATTCAATTACTTTTTTAACAAAGTAATCATTGTTGTTATTACTATACAATAGAATCCCCTTTATTTTATCATTTTTCTTTTGTTGTAATAAATAGGCAAAGATTTCAAAAATATTAGGGCGAAAACATTCTGGAAATAAATCAAATAGATAATTATAGGAAATATCTGTAACTGATATACAATTCAATATATAAATAAACTGTTCAAAAAATCCAATTGTATTATCTAAATCAAAAACTATATTTTTTTCTGACATTAAAAATAATAATATATTATAAAAGTATTTTAATGTTTAAAGCATTGAGTATACAAGATTCTAAAAATATATTGTCTTACTATCGTATAAAACCATTGAATAGTATTAAAAAACTAAAGGAAAGAGCAGCCAGTCTTTTTATAAACAAAATATGCAATTACAACAAAATTTACAAACCTATTTATTCGTGTATTTTAAACAGTCGTAACTATAAATATAGGAATATATCTAGAAAGAATAGATTATTCCTTCAAATGGTCTAATATTTTAATAAGAACCTCTTCTTGTTGTGTATTTTTTTGGAAAATAACACAATTATTTATTTTTATTTTCCAAAAATTATTGTTATTTTTACATAAAATTATAATGTTTTCGTTTGATGCTTGAATGTCTGCAATAAATCCTCCGCGCGTTAATTTCAGTTTGTTCTCATTCTCGTTCAAAACAAAATATCGTATATAACTTCCTATACGAAGTTCGTCTACCTCGTCTACATAACGATAGTCCATTAATATTTTTTTATAATGACTTAGTTCATTGTCATCTAATATTTGTTTTAGAATATTATTCTTTCTATTTTTAATAATATTTGTATTTAGGTCTGATAGTTTATACTTATCAATATCATCTATTATTTTATTGATTTCTAACTCCATTATAGTATATTAATAGTGTTATTTTAATATGCATTTATTCCAAACGCTTCATTCGCAGGCATTGGTTCGGGTGGTCCATAAGACTGTTCTCTCTGATTTTGGTTTTGGTTTTGGTTTTGATAATTTTGTTGGTAGACAGGTTCTTTAACAACCATTGTGGATTGTGGCGGGCCTATAGGATTAAAAGGCATTTGGGTTTGTACCTCTTGTGTATTCTTTTTCTCTTCCATATTTTCTTTTTGGGAAAGACCTGAAATAATCATAAATCTATCTAATAAAATAGACAATTTTTCTGAAATGGAACTCTTCATACATAACAATAAAAAGATGACAGGAATTATAACGTGAATAAGATTCATCTTTCCATAAGGTACGGTGCTATAGGTAGGAATAAAGACTGCAAACTTGTGTATAAACAAAAAGGCAATAAAGATAACAAATAACTGTAAAACAATCTCAACTGTAATTTCTATTGTTCCCTTGTCAGGGTTTTCTAAAGGTATATAATTTTTCATTAACTTCAATAAAATAACAACGGGTATGATTACTATTAAGATATATTGCATCGCATTTAAAATCTCATTCTTTTCTGAAGAAGATAGACTAAACATATAATTAAAAAAGGAAGTGTTTCCTCCTCCTTTCATTGTCGGCAAATCTTCATATTCAGGTTCAATCTGGTCACTCATAATATAAATACGAAAGAAATTAAATAGTTAATTATCAAGTATAAATAACTTAAACATAAGTATTAATAAAATAGAATGAGCGGAACTGCTGCTTTAGCTGCTGCAAAAAGACGACGTGCTATTCCTGATGCAAAACCAGGTGGAAATGAACCTACCGTTCCTGTACAAAATTCTCCTCCAACGCCAACAAATCCGTTAAATGTGCTTATTAAACACGATAGACAAATTACCGATTTGGAAAGTAGAATAAATAATCTAAAGATAGAAAAACCTGCTCCAATGTCTACAGAAGATATTGGTCATTTTAAAACACAGTATAACTCTCTTGTAGAAGAGATTCAAGAACTTAAAAAAATTATTATCAAGGTTCAAACCTTTTCTATGGAAATGAATATTGAATTGTTAAACCTTAAACGATTGGTAAAAGGTGACGTAAAAGTAGAAGTTATTGAAAAGGAAAAAGAAAATGAAAATGATATAAAACCTCCTGAATAATTACGTATATGAAGTTTAAACTGAATGATATTCAAAAGGTAACTGAATGGGTTGAAATTTTTAAATTTATTAAAAATATCAATAGGCACGTTACTTTTATGGCTAAAAGAGATGAACTATATATCCAAATGATGGATAGTTCACACGTTTGTCTCGTAGAAATAAAATTCCCGACCTCTTGGTTTCACGAGTATGAATCTATAGACGAGGTGTTTAGTTGTTCTAGTTCTGTACTAGTAAAGATTTTTGGACTCTATACAAGCGATACAACCATTGAAATCTTGTCTACAGATGAAAAATTGGAAATTCATTTATTCAATCTTAAACAAAATAAGCATTTTGAAATCCCGCTTATAGATATAGACCAAGACCTATTGTCTCCTTCTATTACAGATTCATTAATGGATTTTTCTATAAAAAGTAAGGTCTTTGATAAATATCTTCAGGAAATTCTTTTGTTTGGAGAAGATATTAAAATAGAAAGTAAGGAAGAAAAAATATTTCTACATTCTTCAAATGATGAAGGTAAGATTCAAATTGAAATAGAAGGAGAAAATCTAGAAGAGTTCAATGTAGTAGAGAATTTTGTATTTACTGCATCTTATCCTCTCAGATATTTACTACTTGTCTCAAAACTTTCTCTTGTCTATCAAGAGGTCCATTTATTTATGGACGACCAATCTCCAATGAGGATTACCTTTAAAGGAGACGTGAATATTAACTTCTTTCTTGCACCTAAGATTACAGATTGAAATCCATAACATAAAATCGTTAAAACTAGATTAAAATCGTTAAAACTACTATAATATAAAATAAATACATTTTATGTTATGGATTCCAGTCGTTTTCATTATAATCATTCTCTATTTTCACATTTACATTCATTTTTGTATTAATTCAGAAAATGAATTACTTAGCGTAACCGATGTCTGTAAGACAGAACTAACCTCAACCATTTATAAAAAACAACCCTTTTTATTCAATGGAATGACTCTACGAAAAGAACCAGACTTATCAAAGACTTCAAAGATATCTCATAAACATTATGATATATTTGTCTCAACCTACCAGCCGTCGCCTTTGTTGGAGCCGACCGTGAGGTTCTTTCCAGCGTCTCACTTTTACAAGTTTAACAAGATTGGGAAATCTATACTTGAGACAAATTTAGAGTGTCGTACCTTTTATAGAGTACATTCGGGTAACTTTCATATGACTTGCATTCACCCAAAGTATAAAGAACATTTTACAGAAAAACACGATTCAAAATTTATAAAAGAACATACGCAGATGATACATTTAGAAGTACATCCTGATAGTATTTTATTTATACCTAACTATTGGTATGTTTATATAGAACCCTTGACAAAGGATGCCTCACTTGAAAAGATACAGTACTCTACGATTCTAAATCAGGTAAACTTTTTATATAAAAAGTATATATGTTGATTAGTCTATTTCATATCTTTATAGTAGCTCCTCTCCTTATTTACGTTGGAGTACAAAAGTACTTGTCTCCTACTTTTTATCAGTTTTTATACTATTTGGGTATAGGTGTTATCTTATTACATTTATTCAAGTCTATTAAAAAGTTACCTAGGATTGCCTATTTGAATTACTTACACGTTCTTTTATTTGGTCCACTTTTAGTTTATATTGGCTATAATGAAAGAGATACTCCTTTATTTGTGTATGATATTGTTGAATTTCTTGGAGTATTAGCTCTCTTTTATCACGGAGTAAAGATTATAAAATAACATCCCTATTTCTTTTATTATACATCATAAGACGTAGTTCCTCGTTAATCATATCAATTGTTTCTGTATTCTTTTTATTGTTTAAATACTTATCAAAGAACGCTTGTAGTTCAGGGTCTTTATGTTCTTCTAACCATTCTTCTAACATAAGTTCCTTTTCTTCATACAATTTATCAATCTCTCTATTTTTATTCTTAAGAACCCAATTATCTTTTTCATAAACAAGTAAATATTTATCTTTCATATTAGAAATATAAATATTTTTGTTCTCTGGTTTGTCAGGATTAAAATGTATCTTTTCAATTAACTTTATAACACATAGACATACTTTTTTGATACAATTGATATAATCAATATCTTTAATATGAGATGTATCAGTATCTTTATAAGACAAAAGAGTTATGTTTTGTATATTTGCTGTATTAAAGGAACCATTTATTTCTAGTTTACCCATTAACTTTTCTATTTGTCTCGCCTGTGACTCTATCTGTTTCCCTTGCTTCTCTAGTTTAATATTTAAAAGTCTAACTAACTCTTTTAAATCCTCATCCTTATTTTTATGGCAAGTATACTTAATATGTCTATACATAGATTGTTTACAAGAAAATAAGGTGTCACAATACTTACAAACATATTTATTTTGTAATGTAATTACGTGAGAAGATTCAACGACTATATTCTTACCTTTTTTACCTTTTGGGTTGACTTCGGGTTTACCCAAGGTTGACTTTGGGTTGACTTTTTGGGTAAGTAAGTGTTTATTAGTAGTAAGGTGTCTCTGATAATGTTGCTTTATTTCAGTGCTAAAAATACACGCTTCGCAATTGTATACTACCATTTTTACCTTTATTATACTAAAAAAGTATATTTAAATATTATTAGCGTAACAAAAACTTTACCTTTTTTGGGTAAATTTGGCTACTACTTTTTTAGTAGGGTTGACTAAAAAAGGTAAATGTCCGGGAGAGAGATGACTTTTTAAAAAATTTTTTCTTTTCCAAAAGGATAAAAAATTTTAAATATTTTTTCAAGAATTTCTCTCCGTTCTTTCCGGAAGTATACTTTTTTAGTATAATAAAGGTAAAAGGTATAAACACTAACTTCGTAACAAAAGGTAAATATACTTTATCATTAATTGGCTACTACTTTTTTTACCTTTTTAGTCAACCCTGAAAGTATAAAAAAAGGTAAAAAAGGTAAGTGACTAACTTCGTAACAAAAGTATA